GATGATTGGACGCACTGAGACAAACTTCTCATCAGCCGTTGGTGCGTGCCCAATTGATTCGGTTGTCCCATAGTAGCGACCAGTGCGACCAAGACCCACCGGTGAGAAGGTTGTATCACTGCCGTTGGCCTCTGCCGAACGTGCCATGTCTGCAAGATGTTCATAGTAGGGCTTGATGCTCACTGACGTCATGTTGAAGTGAGAAATTGACGTTGAGTAATTGGTGGGGTCGAAGTCTGCCGCTGTCGTTGCAGTCGTCTCAGCACCGTACTCGATGAGCTGCTTGGCTACCTCGAGCGGATGCTTGCTGATAAACTTGCCGCCGAACTTGCGACGCTCCAAGTTGAAGATCTCATCAGCGAGCTTGATCACGATGACACCATTGCCAGGCAACACTTCAGTGATGACACCGACAAAGACCGTTAGGTAGTCACCGATAGCAACGCCATCAAAGCCGAGTTTGATGTAGACTTTGGCGTTAAAAAGCGTTTTGCGCCCTGCCCAGTTGCGGATGGTACCGTCATCGATGACTTCAAGTGTCATCGTACCACTCGAGGTCTTGCGCGTGATTGGGTCAACTTTGCGCGAGATGTTGGTCACACTGCTCAAGATGGCGTTGTTGGACTCACTCAAGCCGCTCAAGATGCCGCCAAAGTTGTGGATTCGGTATGTGCCGATAGGATTGGCATCAAGGTCGAAGTCAGCGACCACCACCGGCGTCTGACCGCCCTGCGTTGCGGCATCTCGAAACGAAGCAGAGAGTGACAAGACCATTGGCTTAAGTTCCTGAGCTCTTGAATGGTGGCTGCTCGATGAGTGACGTACCAAAGACGCGCTCAATCGGTCCTTGCAGTGGCAACGATAGCGTTGGCGACTCTGCAAGCATCAAGTAAGCATCGGGCGAAGCATTGGACGGATTCTCAATCCAGACGATCGGCTTGGTGAAGTCATCAGAGTCATCAAAAGCCGCCTCAATCGCTGCCAGCTCGTTGGAGTCGGTGACGCTCTTGTTGATGGTTCTGAGTGCTTTGCCTCGGTGGTACGTGTAGCGCTGCGTCAATCCGCTCTTGCTTGCAAAGTCACTGACAAGCCCGGTCTCACTTTTGTCATCAAAAGGAAGGTTGGGATTGTGCATCAACTGACGACGCTGGCCAACCCATACCTCACCGATGGCCGGCTTGATTGTGGTGGTACCGTCTACATTTTGAAGCCTGACATTAAGCTTGCGGTTGCTGGTGCCAAGTGTCACGCGCTGCGGATAACTCGGTTTTGCGCCGCTGGTGTCGTAGAGGAAGGTGAAGACTAGCCGCGAGTTATCACCCGATGCGACGGTGATGGTGTCCGAGATTGTCTTGGTAACCGCTGCACCGTTAGCGACTAGATCAACAGTGATATCCGAGCCGTCATTGGTAACATCGCCGAAGTTGTGACCCATAATCACCACCGTGTCAAAAGTGACATCAGAGCCAAAGGCAAGACGGAATGCTGGCGACGTGCGTGCGGTATCTGATGCCACCGTGAGCGCCCCGATGCGGTCATAGGCTCTCACGCGGGCATTGCTCACCACCGTCTCATCAGTGTCATCGGTGGCACCATTATACGCATCAAACCAACCACTCGATGCTTTAGTGATCTTGTCCGAGTTGTTGGTTGCCACCATCATCGGCTTGTCAGCGTCGTATGCGGTTTGCTCCCATGTCGCCATGTCTACCAGTGTCACGCTCATCAGATCGCCCCTTGTGCCTGGAGGTCACGCATCGCGGGCATGATTGTCGAGCGCACATACTTCGCGACCTCTGTTTTATTCGGCAGTGCCTCGCTTCTGATGGTGATGTTAACGCCTCCAAGCGATGGAACTGGCCCAACGGTGCCACCGTTAGCAAAGCGCCCGCTCGAGTTCACACCATCCATATTGGAGAACATCTGCCGCATTGCCTCAACTTGGTTGGTGTTCATGACGTACTCACCAGGCATCAAGAGAGCGGGCACTGAATCTTGACCAGACCGCCCACCGCGTACCATGCCACCCTCGGCCATGCCGGGCAGTTTAGCAAGTAAGCCCTCGAAGAGACCAAGCACCACACTCGTCACACCGACAATCGCAGCCGGGCCAAGTAGCGCCGCCGATGAGCCTGCCTTGGCTGCCGAGTCAATGGCGAACGCCATGACCGACTTACGCACAAAGTCGATGATCATTTGAAGCGATTGAGTAAGCGTAGCACTTAGCGCCGCACCGAATCGATTTTGGCCATCTTCAGCACTCGCAAAAGCAACACCGAAAGCGGTGCCAATCGTGTCAGCCGCTTCGACTGCTTGCGTTGCTGCGTCAGTGTTTAGCTCAACGATTGAGTTGTTGAGCTCTTTGACCTTTTCTGATGACTTCTCAGCACTTTCACCGAGTTCCTCAACTGGTTTGTTGGCTCCAGCGGTAGCAGTGCCAAGTGCCTGGATGGCTTTGGTGCTAACGTCTCCGATGCTCTTGGTGATGGTGGTGGCTACCTTGCCAACCTGGAACTCGAGAGCCGCTTGCTCTTCTGCGATTCGATGCGTTGCCTCAACCGACTCATCTGCCGCCTCAAGAAACGCCATCGAGAGACCATCAGCCGCTATCGCTGCGTCACTCAATCCCTCTTTGAGAGAGTCGCTCATAAACGGAATACCAGCGGCAAGCTCGTTAACCTTCCTGAGTAGCTCACTCACACCGAAAGCAATAGCACCGATGACTGAATTGACGCCTGCCTTGAGTGCTTCCCAAGACATCTGGAAGAAAGCGACAATGCGCGTTGCATACTGAATCGATGGTGCAAGCACGTTGACCATCGCGTTGGCTGCGTCTTGTAGAAACTCAACGATGCCAATCGCAAGCATCTGCTGATTGGCTGCCAGGAAGTCACGAGCACCCTGAATCATCGGCTTAAATTGCTCAGTCACCGCAATGAAAGCGTTGAGTAAGACGTCACCGATACGGGCTGAGAGTGCATTGACTTCATTGGCTTGCTCTCTGAAGGACCGCGTGAGCTGGTCACTCTCACCTCTGAACTCAATGGCACGCTCAACAAAGCCAATCATGGCATCTCGAGCGGTCAAGATGAGGTCTTTGGTTGCCATCAAGCCAGTTGCAGCCTGTGAGAATGCTTCTAGAGCTTTACCACCGATTGAGCCAAACTTGGCGATGGTGCTTGAGACGGTCTTGGCAGTCTTGCCGATGCCCTTGATGGCCGCGCTGGCTTCATCTCTGGCGGTGATGGTGACTGGTACATCATACTGAGCCATTATCTGCGCCTCGCTTTCTTCATCGCTGCATCATGCTCGGCTTGAGCTCGTCTTTGACGCTCTGCCTTCATGCCATCGATCTCGGTGCTGATGGTGTCGATTGCTTCAAACACAAACGCGGGCTCATCAAGCAGACTCGATGATGCGTAGGGTAGGACACCGTAGGCTTTCCACTCGCGGTACCAACCGAGCAAGAGGTCAACTTCAGCATCAAGCTGAGACCAAGGACACCGGCGAAGGCTAGGAGCGAACTCGAAGCCAAGCGACTCGTTTGGCTTCTCGCAGCCTCTTGCTGCTCTGAACTGGTCACCCTCAGCATAGTCCTCGCCTTTGCATTGTGAGCATCCCCAATCGAGGGCTTGGTGCCCGCTCGCTAAGAAGCGAGCGCCAAGCCTTAGCCTTTTTTTAGCCCTGACCTCAGCGTTGAGATCTCAGTGACTGCTGCATAGGCTTCATCGATGAGCGCTTGCTCGGCCCTATCCCAAAGCTGCTCGCCATCGCTTATCTCACGGTCAAGAATATCCAAGCACCGCTCAGCACGCACCACCCTCGTCTTGATGATGCGCTCAATCGATGCTTGCGCCTTGTGGACGTCAACCTTGCCATCACTCTTAATCGCTGAGCGATGCACCGCTCGAAGCTCTCCGCCAGTCATTGGTGCTAAGTGAAGCACAATCTGCTCGCTTTCTTCACGGTCTCGGTTGTTGTCCCACTCTGGCACGTAGCGCCGCACGTCTTCTTGCTTGATATCCATGGTTTGATCCCCTTGTTGTATTATTCGAACTTGATGACAATCTCATCCTCGCCCGCGCTGGTCGCTAGGGCTCGGAAGTTCATTGGCACCACTACTTCATCGCTCTGCGGTGTATCCACCGCCGCAACTTCAAACTCTGCATCATCTATTTCAACGATGAGCTTCTTGCCAGCGGTATCGCCGCAAGTGACAACGATGGCTTGAGTGCCAAAGTCTAGCCGCTTGCCGATCTCAATCGCGAGATCACGACGGCACCGGATAGAGAGCGAGCCAGTAACATCGCGGAAGCCAGGCACATAATCACTCGTACCCGCAACAAACGCCTCATCAGCGATCCCCTTATTGTTGTTTGCAACCGTGACCTCAAAAGAGGTGATTGGTAGCGAGTTACCCGCCAAGGTCAGAGAGCCCAAGATGCCCGCAATCGGTGAGCCTGCCACGGTCTCAGTCGGTGCGAAGGGCTTGACCTCATCGTCATCGGTAAAGGTGATAGAGCTATCAACGGTGATGGTGTCGTTGCTGACTGCGGTGACTACCAAGTCGGTGTCAGAACCAACCGAGATGACTGAGCCCGGCTTGAAGTTCTCACCCT